CGCCACTAAGAATAATTATTAGTATATTCCACTATCAAAAAAAAATTTCACCACCTAAATTAAACCCCATATGACCTACAAAAACCGACTAGCCCAAAAATCCCAAAAACTGCACATCACCAGTGACGACGATGCAGCTCTAAAAACAGAGACCACCCAGCTCATAAAAAAACAGGTGATCCTAGTGCATACCCTGCGCCAGACGATTGCCGCCTGTGAACGACAAGAACCCCACGCGCTCATTCTAGCGATGATAGGTGATATGCTTGATATGGATGAGTCAGCCCAGATCGCAAGTGATGCAGATCCAGCGGGCGTGGCCCTGCCCCCCGCCCCCATTGGAACAGAGGAGAGTCACTAATGTCATTCTGTCCAGCAATTGATAAATTCCTAGCATCCCTTGGAAAACCCAAAGCTCCAAGTGGCGTATTAGTGGTGATAATTGGCCATGGGCTTGGAACGGATAAGGGCGCATATGGCGTGGCTCCGTTATCGATGTACGAATATCCGTACAACACGATGGTGGCAAATGATATGGCAGCCTACGCAAAAACAAGAGGCCTTAATTGTACGATATTAAATAAACATGGATCAAGCACATCGGCGATTGGAACAACGGCGAATACTATTGTGGCGGAATACGGCAACAAGGGCTGTGCGATCGAGCTGCATTTTAATGCGTATAATGGATCTGCCTCTGGCACAGAGACGCTGTATGACACGCGGGAAGCGGATAATAAGTTATTTGCCGGCATTTGCCAGCGGAGGATGGTGGAGCTGTTCAAGCGTCCAGATCGCGGATTAAAGGATCGCACGGTAGGTCGTGGTGGATCGAATCTGGCAAGTGTGAAGGTGACAAGTTGCCTTGTGGAGCCGTTGTTTGGAGATAACACCACCGATGCAGGGCTGTTAAAGGATAAGCGGGCAGAATATGCACGGTGTTTAGTTGAGGCTGCGATTGAGTATATAGGGATGAAGGCGTGATGAATAATGTAGAAGTGCGTGATTGGCTTATCTTGGTACTGATAGTGGTGGTGACGTTCTTGCTGCTTGGTCTGCAGAGTTGTGCGACCTTAGCGCCACCAGCCCTTAAGCAAGGTGATATGAGTGCGTGTTTGAAGTACGTGCCAGAGCGTGGCTCTCCTCCCCCATTGGTGGTTGAGGATATTGTTAAATGGGTGCATTCTGCATCCCCAGAGTACTTTGAGCCAAACGACTCCAAGATGGATATTTATAACAGCGTGCTGCCTCAGCTTGGTCCATATACATCCATCACGCATAGACGTGCAGTGATGGCAGAGTCTCTTATCATACTCGCAGCCCGTGAGAGTTCGTGGGATTGGAACGAGGGTAGGGATCGCTCAGCATCGAACACTAGTAATGAGACGATGGAGAGTGGGATATTTCAGACAAGCTGTAATGCGCGCAGCCTTAAGCCCGTATCGGATAGTTTAAAGGCTATTATGGCAGCTCATGGTATCACCACCTGCAGGCAGTTTATTACTGATACGAAGTCAAACCACACGTTTGCCTTGGAGTTTACAGCAAAGCTCCTACGCTTCAGAACAGATCATCATGGGCCAGTACTTCGCAAGGAGATTAATCCGTATCTCAGGCGTGCGTGCGTGGCGGCTATAGAGTTGCGGTTGTAAGGGGCTAGATACTAGCCAGTAGTGCGGATGTATCTGACTTACTAAGCGCTGTGTACGATACGCGCGCCCGCGTGATCTTAAAGGTGCAGTCTTTTTTCATATCATTCATGAACTGCGCAAGGGCCTTGGTGGTGGTGCATATGGCGGGTGTGGGTCTGTAGGTCTTCTCGTGGTGGAATCTGTAGAAGATGATCCAGGTGGATTTTGGTTTAGTGTTCATCGGGCCTTACTTCCGAAGTGGAATAGCGTATCGCCTACCGCCGCCGCGCTCTAGTGTTTCGATCATATCTTTTATGATGCGTTGTTTTTCTTCATTGGTGGTGGCGGGGTCATTGTTGATGATGGCTACGAGTTGTTCGACGGTGTGTCCGTTGGGGTGGAACTCTAGGAACGCGAGGTAGTTCTTTACCCGAAGGTGGATATCGAGTTCGTTCATATGGCGGCTATACCACGCAGCGTTATATTGTGCCAGTAAAAAGAACTTGACAGAGGATAGAGTGGCACCGGGTGAGAGATCAGAGGCTTTCGCCAATATGGCTTCACACCCGGCTTAAGCCATTTGGCCCTTGCGGGACTACCACAATGTGCAAGGCGGGGCGCGACTCCGGCGATGACAAGGTATCGGCCATGACCCGACCTTGTGCATGTTTCCAGTGGCGCTAATCTTACCCGAAGGTACTTGCTCACCACAGCTTCACATGCACCTTGCACCCCCCACAGATATCACAAGTGAACTAAACTTAACAAGCACATTGCTGCAAGTAGGCTATACTGCCTCGATGAGTATCATAGGTATATTAGTATTTCTTATTGTCGTAGGCGTTCTATTATGGGCGGTGAACAGTATCGTGCCGATGGATGCGCGTATGAAGAATATCTTTAACGTGGTGGTGGTTGTTGCGGTGGTGTTTTATTTGATACGTGCGTTTGGCCTTAATGGTCATTTGCCTTGGTAGGCGGGATGCGCCGCAGGTAGTTACTGGGCAGCTACCCCTTGGTACTTAGCCATGGCTAGAAGGCTTTCTTCTAGCCTGACGTATTCTCTATATATTTGAAGCACGCATTCTGCGTCAGACATGTCTGTAGTGAATCCGAACAGTGCACGCAGTAGGGTTATTCCGGCTATTTCAGGTTGTGTGCTCAAAGAACATCCAGTTCACTAGACTCGCTCTTTACCTTGAGGCGTTTCTCAAGATGTTTCTTAAGTGCGCGATTGTAATCAAGTGTGCCATCTGAGTTGAACGCTCGTGCGATTTCATCAATCGCGGATAGGTCGATTGCGCGTTTATCGCTTCCAGTAAACCGCACGTATGAAATCACGCCATTATAGCTGTAGGACTTCAGGCGATCACGAGCGCGGTTGATGAAGATAACGGCCTCATCGGTGGCAAGTCGTTTGATACCTTGTTTATCTAGAAGTGCTCCCATGCCTTTATGCATGGTGCGCATGTCGGCGTTTAGGATTACGTGTACGGCTTTCATGATTGCAGTCCTTGTAGTACGGATGCGAGGTTGTCGGTGGTGGTGCAGATGATGAAGACTTTTGATGTTGTGACTGTGCGTTTGATTGGAGCTCTTTTGGTTCCACCGGCGTCGATGATGTTGACGGTTGGTACAACATGTTCAGCAAGAGAGCTGAAGCCTGTTTTCGCGGGTCGGTTTAGTTTGTAGTACGTGGAGAGCCCCATATGCGCCTTGCGGCATGCTTCAGTGAGGGACACACCACTTGCGCGCAAGGCCTGGACTTGTTGGTATTTGGCGTTTTTCTTATCTTCTCTTTTGGTTGACATTTAGCTCCTCTATTTCTTTAACGGCCTCAGTGTCAACTTTTTTTCACCTTTCATAATAAGGCGTAGAGTGGGGTGGTACTTGGTGGGGATGTTATCCCTGAGTTTCCATTGGGATATTGTGGCGGGTTTGATGCGCAGTGTTTGTGCTAGGTTGTAGTGTTTATAGCGGTTTATCTTCATCCACTTAAATAGTGAATTAATTGTGACGGTGGTGTTCATTAGGTCGTTGACTTAATTTTACACGGCAGCTTATGTCAAGTGGGATATGGTTACATTGGGTGAGTATTTAATAGGGTATGCGTCAGCAATGGCGGTGGTGATTTGGTTTTTAGTGGAGCGAAGGATTCTGTGAGATATTTATTATTGCTGCTAATCGTGGCCTGCCAAAGCGGCCCAATGCCAACCTCAACCGATGGCGCGATCAAGGGGCTCACCGAGCAAAAGCAGGAAACGCCGCTATGGTGCGGAGCTGCGAGCGCTAGGATGTTGCTTAGCCAAAAGGGAAAGCTGCCAAGCCAGTGCGAGATCGCAGGCAAGTACTACAAGTCAGATTGCTGTGCTTGGAATGGTAGCGGCGCATGCCAGCGCGAAGTCGCGGTTGAGAAGGTGCTGCCAAGCTACGGCTATAGCGCCATGGTCGATTCAACGCCGACATTTGCCGAGGTGTACGCGCTTGTGAAGAGCGGCAAGCCCGTTGCGATCTACCACTATTGGAATCAAGCGGGTCACTCTGTCGTGGCTTACTGGGCGTATGAGGTTAGCGGTAAGCAGTATGTGCTTGCGTACAATCCGTACTACGGTACGCGTCAGGTTATGGATGCCTCTTGGGAGTCTGGTGGAAACCGCTGGTATCGAAGCGTGTATATAAAATAAGGAGCAATATGAATATTGAAGAATTAAAACTAATCGTGGAACTATTAAAGGGCGTAAGCTCGGATGCGCTAACAGGCGCGATCCTTTACATGGTACTTGGCTTTCTGAAGGCTCCGATTGTTTGCGTAATACTTGTATGGGGGGCTGTGAAAATTGTGGGAAAGTTAAAGGCCGCCGACGGCTTCATAAAAGTGAAGGACATTGGATAGAGCGGGTTGGACCAAAGATGTTTCGAGTAACTGATAATGCGTTTAACTATTTATCGCTAAGGCCATCCCAACTTCCCAGATGGTGCACCGAAGGTCCTATTGTTGAGTACTGCACCGGCACGATTCAAGAGTGTTTAACGGCACTTGGTATAGAGGAGTGTGAGTGATGACCCTACAGGAATGCTTCGAAGCTGCGGGTAGCGTGTTTCCGTTTAGGGTTAGGCATGACAAGTGGGATAAGGAAGTCCATTTTAACATTGTAGCTAAGACGCCAAAAGACGCTTGGGTCGGATGGTTTAACACCGGCGATTCCGATGCGGTGGTTGGCGAGAACGAGGCTTGGCAGCTCTACACCGAGCCCAAGGCTAAGAAGAAGTACATACCTTATTTGATCTCGCGTGTAGTTTCGGACGTGATTGAGATTGCGTATTATTCAGTTGATGCAGATATAGTCCCGGGCCGTCGTCACCCCAGCCTTCCAGATATCGAGGTAGATGAGTGATGAATGATTTTAAAATTACAGCAAATCAAGAATCAGAGCTATCCGAATTAGAGCGCATACGCATTAACATGGCGTACAGCTTTTATTGTGAAGAGCTAAAGAGCGATCCCGAAGGAGCGTATGGCCCGCGTGCTACGCTTGCGGTATCAAAGGCCGACATGCTGCTTGCAGCGCTGGGGTATACCGATGAAGAAAATTGAAGACCTGCAAAAGATCGTGAGTGCGGCGACTCCTACAAAATGGATGTCAACACACATTTTTAATGGTGAAAACCTGATTACATGGGAAGAAGTTGAGGATGAAAATCAGCGCGTTTTCCCAGTAGGCATTATTCACCATGAGCCAAACGCCGCATTCATTGCCGCCTTCAACCCCAGTCTAATAACCAAGATGATTGAAGAGATAAAGCGAGGCAGGGAGTTTATGGACGACCTTGGGTTTACGCCAAGCAAGGTTAAAGCTTATGACAAAGCGCGAGAGGCACTCGATGCGGAGTTGGGGGCGGCATGAGTGAATTATTAGCAATAATTATTTCCATCGGTTTAGTCGCCCTAGCTTGCGCGGCCTATTACTTTTTCACAGATTTCATTGAGTGCTTAATGATTATTTCTTTCTTTTCATTGATTGCCTTGGCGCTTGTTTATGTTTCTGTGGTTGTGCCAGCTTATACAATTAAAAAGGTTTCGGACACAATCATGAAGAAAGGCTCAAATGACTAACGACAAAGGCGCGGAGCATGAGAAACGGGCGAGGCAAATACAGCTTGCAAACAAATTGTGGGATGCGATCAGCCTACATCAAATGCATCCAGGCAAAGGCGATCTTAATTGGCACTACTATGCTGTTAACGATTTGATTGCTCCGATTTTGCAAGACGCCCACGAAGCTGGCTACAAGAAAGCCACCGTGGGCTCAGCAATCAAAGAAACTATCGCGTATAAATGCGGATACGATGCAGGGCGATCGGAGCTACTTGCGGAAGTGGTGCCGGCGTTGGAGTTTTACGGTGATGATAAAGGCACGTATTCCTTACCCTGGCGCGAGGGAAGTGGTTATTGGCTAAAACATTGCGACGACTGTAGTGATCCAGTTGATAGATTTATTCAAGATGGCGGCAAGCAAGCTCGCGAGCTACTCGCCAAGCTGAATGCCGAGGTGGAGAAGAAAGATGACTGATCGAGAGATGCTGCAATTCGCATATGGTGCGTTGCTTGCCGTTAAAGGCGTTAACTTTGAGGTTTTAAAAACACTGCGTGAGTATTTGCAGTCCAGCGAGCTAACCGCCGAATGCGGCGAGGGTAAAAATGAGTAACAAAAAGAAAGGTGCGCCAAGGTTAGCCGAACTATTGAGCCTCATGGGCATGACTCAAAATGAACTGGCGAAACGAACTGGCTTAACCCAAGCCGCCATAAGTCATATTATCAATGGTGATCGTGACCCCGCGCTTAGTTCTATTTTAAAAATTCTAAGAGTTCTGCCTGTTAAGTTTGAAAAGATTTGGGGCGCCGAATGCGGCGAGAAGGATGGGGTAGATGGATAATATTATACATTTATTAAGTGAAAAATATAAACACAGAGAGCTAGAAATACTTAGAACGCTAGTCCCGCGTGAATCACTTGAGAACCAAGGGAAAATCTACCGAGATTTTTATTTAAAGTTTCAAGAGAAGAAATCTGAGACCGAGACTAGGTGGGTTATTAGAGCTGGCACTGAAACCTTCATGGGAACAACGTTTGGCGAAGTCGCCGAGAAGGCTCTTGGGAGCGCATTTGAATGACAAAGCCAAGTGATAAAGACAGACAGAAAGTGCGCAGTCATTTTCAAGCGTTACTCGATTGCGATGCTACGACACTACCCACGGCTACTATTTATCCCGCAGGCTGGGAGACTTTTGTGGAGCAATTCGCCGAAGCCCTTGCCGCCGAACGCAACAGCCTGCCGGAGTCGGCACTCAAGATGCTTGAAGACATCAAGGGCTGCCCTGACAGTAAAATAACAGATATTTGGATCACAGCTGCGTTGATTGAAATTCGCCAATGGCAGCAAGGGTCTAAGGGGGAGTCGGAAATTAGCGGTGACTTTTCAACCAAGTCCGAGAATTTCAACCATGAGCAAATAATTCAACCAGAAGATATAGCCGAGCTAGTGGCGGCTTTGGAGTTTTATGCGGTCAAAGATCACTACTTAAAGCGATTTGAATCACCATATGAAATTGGACCAGAAGTTACGGCTGACAAAGGCCACAGAGCCCGCAGCGCACTTGCTAAGTGGAAGTCTAAGCCTTAGCCATCTCAGGCTCATTTGACACATAGTCACTAGCATCTACAAGCTCTATGCTGATTTCTTCAGCTTCAAAGATCTGTGCCATAAGGTCGGCCACTTCTTCTAGTAGGTCTTCATCCGAGCAGTCCACCTCATCAAGCACGGTTACTTTGAACTCGTAGAACCTGCGAAGTGGCTTTGTCATGAATTAAAGTTTACGAGCCCTTTCCGAACAATAAAAGCCTTGGTAGATTTTTATTTGCATGGGGTGGGTTGTTCATCAGTTAATCACCATCAACCAGTTTTCATCCGTATGGGCAGAGCTGCCCCATGTGTCTTTTGAGGTGGTATGAAGGTTATATTGATATCTGGGCGGCAGGGTAGCGGTAAGACGACGCTTGCTGCCGCTTTAAGGCTATCCACCAACGCTCCCATTTTAAAGTTCGCAGATCCTATCTATGAAATGCATAATGCTGTGTGGGCTATCATGAGGGATGTTCTTGATACGGATAAGAGCATGATTGATGGGCAGCTCCTTCAATACCTTGGAACCGAGTGGGGCAGAGCAAGGTTTGGCGAGGATGTTTGGGTTTGGGCACTTGCACGTAGAATGCTGGCGTCAAAGGCTGATGTGTTTATCGTGGATGACTTGAGGTTTAGGTCGGAAGCGGAGCACCTTGAGGGGTGCCTGCCCCTTGGAGCTGAGATATATAAGATAAGACTTAACGCGGATGAGGGCATTCGAAGGCTTCGGGCTAAGAAGTGGCGGCCAGACACCACCCATCAGAGCGAGGTTGATCTTGATGATTATGACAGGTGGGACTTGGTGATTGATACCAATAGTATGTGTTTAGATGAGTATGTGGATCAAGTGTTGAAGGTGTGTGGACTATGAGTGCAAACAGTGTGTCAGCGTTATTGCCGTTTTTACCAGAGGATCTGCGGGATGCATATTTGCACGCCAAAAGAGTCGGTTACCTAGCTCTAAGTGAGTCAAAGCTCCTCAGTGACTACGACATCCCGCCGCACCTCACCGTGATCCGCACAGAGTTCTGGGCTGAGGCTAAAGAGGCGTCCGAAGAAAACCGTGCGTTTAACTTTATTAAAGTGCTCAGAAAGCTTGGTATTGGCTTTGAGTATTTCTATCCATTCATCACCTCAAAGCCTGAGTGCATTGCGTTTCTTATGATCCCGCCCTTGGAATATAATCTGCGCGTATCAGAGGCGCTCGAAGTTTCGATGATAAAGCTGCGCGGTGTGGTGTCCTCTAAGCTCACGCTCCCTGATGGCACGATGGACGTGGAGCAGGTTGATAGGGTGATCGAGATCGCCAAGATGCTAGACGACCGTGTACATGGCAAGGCTGTACAGCGCACGGTTAATAAGGAGATTAGCGCGCCTGCAGAGAGTCGAACGATAAAAGAGATTGAGGGGCAGGTCTTAAGCGCAAACCCCCTTGATGATATTGACGCTAAGATTAAGGCACTAGAGGGTAAGCGGGTTGAGCAAGTTAAAACAGATACCGGCGAATTTGAATGAGGTAGAGCGCGAGCTTTATGCCTTGAAACTCCAAAAGCTTGAACAGCTTGAGAATCAGGAGCGGCTTAAGATCGCGCTGCCGCATAGGTATGCGCAGAAGCATTACCCTTGGAGTCGTGAGTACTATGACAACCTTGTAGATAAGGTGCAGTGCTGCACAGCGGCTAACCAAATTGGTAAGAGTACGGTCAATATCAAAAAATGCATTGAATGGTGTGTGAATAAAGAGCTGTGGCCATCGCTCTGGCCAGTGCAGATGGGTGAGGGCGCAGTGCCGTCAATGTTTTGGTACCTGTATCCAGATAAGGTGCTGGCAACTGCGGAGTTTGAGGATAAGTGGAGACCGTTACTACCTGGTGATCCTGACCATCCAGAATACGGATACAGGATTTGGAAGCGTAACCAGCAGATTGAGCGCATCGACTGGAAATCGGGGATTTCCCTTCATTTTAAGGTGTACGCACAAGATGTCCAGGCACTCCAGGGCGGTACTGTGTGGGCGATGTTTTGCGATGAAGAGGTTCCGGTGGCGCTACTCCCCGAACTTCAAACACGCGTATCAGCCACCGATGGGTTTATCCACTTTGTGTTTACCGCGACACTGGGCCAAACATTCTGGCGCGATGTAGTAGAACGCCGCACTCAGTGGCCGCACGCCAAGGTTTGGCAGATAAGTCTATACGACTGCATGAAGTTTGAAGATGGTACGCCAACACGGTGGACTAAAGAGAAGATACAGAGGGCGATTGACGCTTGCGTGAGTCCCGCCGAAGTCCAGCGCCGAGTGTTCGGGAAGTTTGTTAAAGACGAAGGTCTTAAATATCAGACATTCGACAGAGAGCGGCACTTTGTACCGTACGTGAAGCCCCCAGCAGATTGGATATATATTGGCGGCGCGGACTACGGCTCTGGAGGCAAGAACCACCCAAGTGCTGTGACTATTGTGGCGATCAGCCCAGACTTCACGAAGGGCTGTGTGGTGCGCCACTGGAGAGGGGATAACCTAATCACCACCAGTGAGGACGTAGTATTAAAATGCGTTGAGATGAGCCGTGGTTTAGAGGTTCGCACTTGGTACTACGACTATTCAGCCAAGGATCTTGCAACGTATGCGCAGAACGCTGGCCTCCCGTTTGAAACAGCAGAGAAGAGTCATGCGATTGGTGAAGGCGCCCTTAACACCTTGTTTAAGTCGGGATCTTTCGTACTGATGATGCCAAACGAAGAGTATGAAAAGGATGTTCCAAGCGGTGAGTACCTTGAGACGTACAAGATGGCAGATGAGTTTGAATCGCTTGCGGTTGAGACCAATAAGACCAAAGCCAAGGATGATAGTATCGACTCTTGCCGTTACGCGATCGCCAAGATTGGTTGGAACTGGGAGATGATGAACGATTCTCTTGCCGCAAGGCGCAAGAAGGCGCCGGCCAGGGTGAAAAGTGAACAGGAGCTTCGAAGGGAATACATCCTTGGTGATGGCAAGGATGTGGCTGAGTTATCTATGGAAGAGGAGATTGATGAATGGAACGAATTGATGGAGCTTTAAAGGATCTACCAGCATTGATTGCGGCATGTGCGAAGGCCAAGGTTGTGAGGTTTAAACTTGGTGATATGGAGATCCTGTTTGCCGATCACGGGACTGTTTTGGGGTATGAGATTAAAAGTACGGGAACTTATGGTAACATGAGTAAATCTGGTTTCAGTGTGCCTACTGGGGAAGTGAGCGCCGATGACGAAGCCGACATTAAACAACAGACATTAGATGAGCTTCTTCTTGCCGATCCGGCATTATATGAAGATCAAATACTAGGTGATGACAACTATGATGTACGCGGACGACCAGAGCGAGATAACCAAGAATGATGAGATTAAGAAGCTAGATGATCTTTACCGTAAGGGTAAAGACGCGGATAAGCGTGAATTTTCGCTTATGCGCAGCTCACTCCTGCTGATTGGCGGAGAGCATTATAATAAGTCTGGGGCATCTCGTTTATGGGATCGCATTCGCACCACCCAGCAGTTCTCGCAAGAAACGCGCCTTCGTTTAACGAAGAACCACATTGGGCGCATTGTAAATATATATTCAAACCACGTGATTTCGGCAGCCCCAGGGGTGTCGATTGCGCCAAAACACGAGCGGGATATTCGTTCGCGCAAGAGCGCGGAGCTTCATGAGGCGGTGTGGCAAGATGGCAAATATAAGAATGAATTTGATGAGCTGATTGCCGAGCTTGCTGATGACTTCACGGGTATTGGCGAGGTGTGGACTAAGACTTGGTACGACGATTCGATGGGCAAGATCTTAGGATACGAGCCTAGCCTAGATGAGATGGGCCAGCCTGTTATGGACCCGAGGACGGGTGAGCAGGTACCGGATGAGTCAAAGCCAGTGCGCGAGGGCACGGTTAAGATTGAAGGCCTCTATGGATTTAACGTTATCAGGGACCAAGCGGTTAAGAACGTTAAAAAGAGCCCATGGTACTGCTTAGAAAAGATGGTCAACACTAAGGAATTGCAGAAGCGGTTCCCGAAGTTTGCCGATAAGATCGCCGACTCTCAGGATGATACGACCGTGGTGTTTGACGCTGCGACGGGTTATCGCGGATCTGAGACTGGCGAGACGCTCTTAAAGGAGTGGTACTTCAAGCCATGCATGGAGTATCCAGAGGGTAAGTTTTACATTCAGGCTTCAGGCCATGTGATGGATAGTGGTGATCTGCCGGGCGGCATTTTCCCAATCAACTGTGAGCGTTTTGATTCGCTTCAAACGCGTGCCAGAGGGTTTTCGATCACCGAGCGCCTGCGTCCTTATCAGATTGAGATTAACAGAACCGCATCGGCCATGGCGGAGCATCAGGTCACGCTTGGCGCGGATAAGCTGATCCTTCAGAACGGCGCGAAGATGAGTGCAGGGGCTAAGGTTCCGGGTATTCGCGCGGTGCACGTTACGGGTGCTGCGCCTACAATCCTGCCGGGTCGAAGTGGGTCGCAGTACATGGAGTATATGGTCTCTCAAACTGAAGAGATGTATCGGGTCTCTGAGATTGACGAAGATGATCCGGCGTCCGCGCAGCTTGATCCGACGACACTGCTCTATAGAGCTGCATCGCAGAAGAAGAAGTTCAAACGTTATATTAAGCGCTTTGAGGGGTTTTTAAAGCGTCAGTGCACCACTTACCTCAAGATGGCCAAGTTCTATCTTGATGAGAACAGCGTGATCATGGCCATTGGTCAGAATGAGCGCATTAACATCTCAGAGTTTAAGAATGATGATTCAAGTCTGGTGGACATCAAAGTTGAGGCCCAGGCGGATGATATTGAGACTAAGCTTGGTCGCCAGATCTCCATTAACCACGTGCTCCAATACGTGGGTCCACAGATGAATGAAGAGTCTATTGGTAAGCTGATTAAGAATATGCCGTATGCAAACCTTGATGAGTCATTCTCGGATTTCACCCTTGATTATGAGTCAGCAACTAACGATCTCTTGATGCTACAACGCGGCGAGATGGCGGGGATGCCGATTGATAACTATGAATACTATGTGAAGAAAGTCAATTCGCGTATGAAGCAGCCGGATTTTAGGTTCCTTGAGCCTCAGATTCAGGAGTTGTTTGTCGCTTATAAGGATCAGCTCTTGGGGCTTATGAATGAGGCAAAAGAAGCTGAAGTGCGCGCAACAAGTGGTTTTATCCCAGATGGCGGCGCACTTGTTCGCGCGGATTATTACATCACCACCACCGGAGCTGAGGGTCAGGCTAAGACTGCTCGTGCGGAGTTTCCTGCGGCTTCACTTGAGTGGCTGCATCAGAAGCTACTTGATCAGGGCGCGTTTAAGGGCCGAATGAATGATGCTGTTTCCGAGAAAGATATGATTGAAATGTATGGCGCTGGGCAAGGGGAATTGCCTGGTGCTCCTACGCAAGGTCAAGCTGAACTACCGATGAGTAGTGAAGATGAGCTTGCGATGATGCTCGAATCAGTTGGCCCCCAGGGGATGCCCCAGGGCTAATGCCCTAGGCGGTTATACCTTTATCTTGGTGTGAACAAGGGGAATTGTCGCACCCACTAGGAGTTTTCATGGACGAAATACAACAAGATTTACAACAAGAACAGGTGTCAACTGAGGTGGTGGAAACAGCGCCGGTGGTCGAAGCCGGTGGTGAGGCACTGCCCCCATCGGGTGAGAGTGCGCCATATACGCCAGATTACGGATATCGTTTTAAGGACGAAAAGCGTGAGATGGATGAGTTCTGGAAGGGGTTTGTTAAAGATCCTGAGTCAGAAAAAAAGATCCGCGACACCTTGCAGCGTGCCGATGCCGTGGACATGTATAAGTCAAAAGTCACTGAGGTTGCGCAAGAGGTTGAGCATTACAAGGCTTTGGAACAGCAGTATTCGCCAGTGATTGAGCGGCTTGAAGAGATCAAGGGTATGTATGCTGAGGGCAGGGATCAAGAGGCGCTCCAAGCGCTGGGCTTTACGCCTGAGCGCGTACTTGAGTCGATGGATGATCAAGCGGTGTATAACGAAGCACGGAGACGTCTTCAGTTCAAAAACTTGCCCGAAGAGCAAAAGCAGGTGTATCATGAGAAGAAGAAAATCTACGCGGAGAGTGTAGATAAAGACCGTAGGTATCAAGCGGAGCTGCAACAGCGTGAAGCTGGTTACAGTCAGATGTTTAGCCAGTTGGTGGATCTTACTAAGGCTCAGATGGGTCAAGAGTTCGCAAAGCCAGAGGTTAAAGCACTATCCGATAAGTTTGATGCCGCAAATGGTGAAGGCGCATTTGCCGAGTATGTCAGAAAACAGGGGGAGATCCTAGTTAATGACACAGGTAAGTACGTAACACCAAGTGAAGTGATGGCGCATGTGACGAAGATTTTCGGCGCATTTACGAGTCCTTCAGTCCCCGCAGCGGGCATTGGGAATGCTTCGCAAACCAATACACAAAACATTGTAACTAAAAAAGCGTCCATTCCATCGGTGAGTTCCACCAGTGGGAGTCCCGCAAAGCAAGGTGTCACCTCACTGGCTGACATCAAGCGTATTCGGGCACAGATGAACGCTGAATAACAACTTAGCATAACTACTGGAGATTATTAAGAAAATGGCTACAACTAGATCCTTCAATGACATGTTGAACGAATATTTGCCCAATAAGCTTTTGAAAGAAGAGCTTGTTAAACGTAACTGGCTCTTAAAGAACATTGATCGCGATGACAGCTGGAAAGGTGGACAAGTTATTGTTCCCTTCAAAGGCGCACGCGCATCTTCTTTGTCTTTTGGCGCTTTGACTGACTCTGCTGACGTTGCAGAAGCGGATTTTGTTCGCGGCACGATCAGTGACTACAAAGAACTCTGGGGCACCCTGAAGTTCAACCAACGCGACCTTATCGACCATGAAGGAAAAGTTCCAGAGAACACTTTCCTCAAGATCATCGAAGAAGAGCTTCCAGACTTCATGGACCTTATGGACATGCACACTTCGATCAACTTACTTACCGGTTCAACTCTTGCAACTGCAACTGCTGACGGTACTGCTGGCGGCCTCTTGGCTGTTGACAAGGTTGACCGTTTCGAGCTTGGCCAAAAGGTAGTTCTAACTGACAGCGGTACTGCTGCAGCTAGCTACTACGTGATTGCAATTAACTTGAACACTTCTGTTATCACTTTGTCTGCAACTCGCGGTGGCGCGGCTGCTGACATTAGTGCTTACGCTGTTGCTCAAGGCGCGGTTGTATCGCTTCCGGGCGCAACTGCTAGCTCGTTCACTTCACTTCGCGGAGCGCTTTTGTCTGCTGCTAACGGTGGTGACGCGACCCTTCACGGCGTTTCGAAACTCTTGTACCCGTACCTTCAGGCGATCAACGTCTCTGGCGCAACTATCACTGCAACAAACATCCTTGATAAGATCTTTGACGCATTCGTGATTGTTCAAGCTAAAGCCCGTGGCCAAGGTTCGCGTACAGTTCTCATGAGCTTCAAGCACTGGGGTTCTGTCATGAAGCAAATCGAAGTTCAAAAGGGCGCGTTTAACGTCGTTCCTGGTAAGAACCCTGTAGCTTCTGAGTACGCGTACATGGAAACTATGATCGGCACCCCGACTAAAGGGATGTTGAACTTTGTTGCAACTCAAGAGATGCCGGATGATATCATTTTCTTCATCGATCCGAAGTCAATGACCTTCCGTTCAAAAGGGTTCTTCCGTAAGCGTCAAGCTCCAGACGGAAAAGTATATTTCGAATCACGCGCGACCACTGGCTACGTTTACCTTGTAGACGTGCTCTTGTTCGGTGAACTCGAAGTCACCAAGCCATCTGGCAACGGCGTACTCTACGCAATTAGCTACTAGTTTAAACTGCGGGGGCCTTTAGGGGCTCCCGCTATCTTTTAGGAGATTACAAAATGGCACTACTTACTGAAGCACAGCGCTACGCTCTAAACCGCGTTGCTGGCTGGGCACAAAAAAATGGCCTTGGTGATGCACTTAATCACCAGGTTTACACTTCAACTGCAGGAGCTGGTGGAGCAGCCACTGAGGCTATGGTTCTTACCGGCCTTGCGGCAACAGATGTTATCTTGTCAGTTACTCAAAAAACTAAAGGCGCAAACAACTTGCCACTACTTGGGCACACCACACAGGCCGCGAACGCGCTCACTTGTGTATGGTCAGCAGACCCAGGCGCTGGCGCGGTTGTGATTGTTCACGTTTTGAAAGTTCCACTTAGCTAAGGGGGTCCTCATGTCAGCATCACGTTTAGGCGTAGCCTCTGTGACGATTGCAACCACTGCGACACCACTATCTGCGGTGGCGCTTGAGACTCTTTGCGCACGTCTTATCAACACCTCTGGGGTGACGATCTATATTGGCGACGCATCTGTATCGACGACGAACTACGCTAAGGCACTACTCACTGCAACTGACTGGGATCTCCCATCACTTGCAAACGCTCGTGTGCTTCAGCTCTGGGACCTGAGTAAAGTTTATGCCTGCGTAGCAGCATCAACTCAAACTCTTCGCGTCGCTTATAGCGTCGGCATTTAATTGGTATAAAGTACTTTAGGGAGAGGGGATCATAAAAATGGAATTAGTAGATACTAAGTATGTAGACGTGAAGATTGTTGATGGCAAATTGGTGATTGAAGCTCCGTTAAAAGACGTAGCTCTGCAAGTCCTAAAGCCTATCGCCGAGAAGCTCAAAGTTGCATTGCCTGACATTGGGGACGCGGCTGTTGATTTCATCTTAAAAGAAATCGAAGAACTTTAATAAGAAGGGCGGGGGTATGTGGGCTTCGATATTAACAAAGTTGATTCAGGCTCTAATATTCCCGCTTATCGATAAGCTTTGGGATCTTTTTAACGATTATCTTGAGCGGCAAAAATCCAAAAAAAAAGATGATAAGACTGCCGATGAAGCTCGTGAGAAAATGGAACAAAGTGAAACGGCTGAGGAGATAGATGAAAGCGCTGACGACACTCTTTCTGGCGTTTAGCCTTTCGGGCTGCGCCACTATCGCAAAGCCAGATGCAAACCTATGTGTCGTAAACGCGCCAGCGCGTCACCTGAAGTGCTACAACCTAGCAGCTGATTATAATGATGATGGAAATATAAAAGCCTCCGCGAAAGCTAAGTTCTTTCGCGCTGAGACTGTTGAGGATTTAAATAAAGGTGTTTGGATGTCCAACAATGATTGGGCCAAAGTTAAGGGCTGGATACGCGAGCTTCGCAAAGCCTACGAACAGGGGAAAAAATAAATGGCAAATATTAACGGCGTAAACCCACCGGCAATTAACGATGTTGATTACGTTGATAAGATCACAAACTCCTTTAACGCTATCGACGATCATGATCACAGTAGTGGTAAGGGACTTCCGATTGCAGCGGGTGGCATTGCCAACAACGCGGTTACTACAGCAACTATTGCGAATGGTGCGGTCACAGCGCCAAAGCTTGCTTCTGACGCTGTAACAACGGCCAAGATTCTTGATGCAAACGTCACATACGCAAAGCTATCGATTGCAGGGTCCGTTGTTAACGCTGACATCTCAGCCTCAGCGGCGATTGCGTATTCGAAACTCAACCTTGTCGGCGCCATTGTTAACGCTGACATCAATGCCAGCGCAGCAATAGCTGTTAGCAAGCTTGCGGCTGTTACCGCAAGTAGAGCTCTTGTGAGTGATGGATCTGGTTTTATCGCTCCAGCCACGACAACTGCGACAGAGCTTGGATACGTGAATGGCGTCACCTCAGCAATTCAAACACAGATTGACGGCAAACAACCCATTGATGCGGATCTCACTGCACTAGCAGCACTTGCCACCTCTGGCCTTGTTGCCCGTACTGGCGCTGGCACTGTAGCAGCTAGGACTATCACTGGTACCGCAAACCAAGTTTCTATTACAAATGGTGACGGTGTATCTGGAAACCCGACAATCGCAATTACGACTGACCCAATCATCCCCGGCACCGGCTCGGTAACGATTCCATACGGCACAACCGCCCAACGCTCATCGCCTGCAAACGGCATGATTCGCGGCAACTCTGATTCCAATTCATTTGAAGGTTACATCAACGGCGCTTGGGGTTCACTTGGTGGCTCATCGTCGGGCGTTAACTACATCACCAATGGAAGCGCTGAGGCCTCAACAACCGGATGGGCAACTTATTTAGATGCAGCGGCGGCTATTCCCGTCGATGGAACTGGTGGATCGCCAACGGTTACAATCACACGCAACACGACCAACCCACTAAAAGCACCGGCCATGTTTACGCTCACCAAGGGCGCGTCCAATTGCCAAGGCCAAGGGGTTAGTTACGATTTCACGATTTCGAACGAAGACAAAGCCCAAGTTTTAACAGTGCAGTCTTCTTATCTTGGCTCAGCGGCATTTGCCTATAACCAAGCGACTTATGCAAGCCCCTCGGATGTCGCCATTTACTTATACGACGTTACGAATGCGCAAATCATTTACCCGTCGCAGTCATTTTTAGATGGCTCTGGTAAGGTGATTTCGCAGTTTCAAACTAACTCGAATTCTACTAGCTACCGACTTATTTTCCACATTGCGACAACTAACGCGAGCGCTTGGACTTGGGACTTTGATTCTGTTTCGGTTGGGCCCGCAGTAGTTGCGAGCGGAGTACCGGTTAGCGATTGGATTAGCTACACGCCGACAATAACAAACGGTGGTACTACTTCGACAAATTCAGGCCGCTACCGAAGGGTTGGCGACTCTATTGAGCTACAAGTCTACACCGTCTACACGGGCGCCGGTGCCGCTAGTCCAGTCGTGTATTCATTGCCTAGTGGACTTTCTATAGACACGACTAAAATGTCTTCTGTAGTTACCGATGGGGCTACCGTTGGAAACGTAATGTGGTTCGACACCGGTACAAACGAAAAGGCTGGTGGTGTTCTTTACCGCTCTACAACTACCGTTTCATTTGCGATTGATTCAAACGGCACCGCCGTTTTAAACGGTAGCGCCCTTGCCAATGGCGATTGGATACGTTTTACCGCTCTTTTGCCAATTTCTGGTTGGTCTTCTAACGTGGCGGTTTCGAGTGACTACGGAAATCGCCTGATTGCTTTCAATGGAACAAACGCAGCGGCGACCACCATTGGAACCGGCGGCTCAGATGTTCCGTTCGTCACTGTCACCGATACTACGGGTTCTTTTGGTGGAACGTCGTATACATTTCCAGAATCCGGTTTTTACAATGTTAACTATTTGCTCACGTCTAATAGTGTCACACTAACCACCGCTCAAAGATGGGCGGCGGCTCTATTCCTAAATGGTGCGACTCAAATCTCAACCGTTAGGTCAAACGGCGTAGGCGTGGCATCTCAGTACTCAGCGGCGGGGTCAATCTCACGCTGGTTCAATGCGGGCGACACAATCAAAGTTGTTGGTTATAGCTCAGTTTCGGTTGGGCTAGACCCCTTCGCTAACGAAAACTATTTAACCATCAACAAAGTACAAACTCCGCAAACCCTTGCGGGCGGTCAGGTGGTTGCGTTTCGGGGTCAAAATAGCGCTGGCACTTCACTAACAACAAGCACCACGTCGGTTCCACTTACCACGGTTTTTGATACCCATGGCGCTTATAATGGTTCGACAACTTGGACTTGCCCGGAGCCTGGGTTTTACCAACTTCAAGGTCAACTTATAACCCAAGCTGCTTCCGTAGCGGCAGGCGTTTACATGCGCCTTCTCATAAATGTTAACGGCACGGCGGTTGTTCAAGTTAGGCAATACGGCACGGCGGCAAGTGACTTGCTTGTGGTGAATGGCGGCACGCTTGTTAAACTCGTGGCGGGCGATGCGATTACATTCCAGGGCGGTCCTGAGACTGGCACCTTGTCGCTAGACACAACGGCTACGAACAACTTTTTAACTATTGCGAAAGTCAATTAGAGGGAATGAGATGAACCCCTCCGAGTACATCGAAGCCATAGTAGCCGCAATAACGCTAATCGTATGGCTCGTGCGTTTAGAGGGAAAGATTGCGCACACAGAGCGACTTGCCAATGAAGCGCAAAAGGACGTAGATGTACTTCGCACAAAGCACGAGGGGCTTGACACTAAAATTGTCGAGCAACTTGGAGCTGTAAGAGAAAGTTTAGCCCGCCTTGAAGGCAGGCTTGGGATTAAATACGAGGACAATTAGATGCCAGTTAAAATATTCTCTGACTTCAGCGGTGGTAAAACCGATTATCCAATTGATGCCAATGACAACCAATTTCAAGATGCTGATAACTTTATTGCAAATGAATACCGCAAGGCTGAATCGCGCCCTGGACTCAACTACCGATACCCAAACTCACAGCGCGCATCACAGCCTCTCGCAGCAACATCTGGCGCGGCTAGAACCAATGGGCTGACTTATATAGAGCACACCACCGCTCGTGCCATTACAGAATTTCTAGTCTCACGGTCTGGTGGATGCAGTTATTTTAACAGCAGCTCATGGACATTGTTATTTTCAAACATAACTAATACATCTCCGTTTGGCTGCTTGCCTGACTTGTCTCTTGCGTCAGATGCTAAGATCTCGTTTGCCAAGTGGAACAACCACACGTTCTTTACGCATAACAGATTATCCACCTGCCGCTCACTTCCAATGAAGGTCTTTAATGACAGCGCGGGCACGGTGAAGATGCGTGTGGCTGGGATCATACCAACTGGTGGTGGGTTTACCGCCACTGGCGGAGCTGGCGCAAATTATATATACGCACTTGTTAACAAGTACACGTATTCGGTTAACGGCGTTGAATACATAGACAGATCTAGGCCTACGTTTGCAGAGTTCACAGGTATCGGCAATGCTAACCCTGCGCTATCACCTGGCATTACAGTTGGCTCAATCCCAGACATTACGGCAAGCTTTGGTACATACCTGGAGTTTCGTCAGTATCGTTATCCAGCAAACGAAATGAAGGTTGAGATCTACAGAACCCGCAACGGCGGCACGACGCTGTACTACATTGGAGAGGTTGACGCTGGCACCGTATCATTTGCTGACACCGTTCCAGATGATACGGCTGACAATAATGCGGTTCTTTATACCGATGGTGGCGTTCTTGCTAACGATCGGGCTCCAAAAACCAAGTACGTTCACGGCACAGATAACTACGTCTTTTGGGCCAATGGTTATGAAGTGTCCCCCTTGACGGGTGAAGATGGAGAGCTAAAGACTAACCGAGTTTGGCAGTCAAAGGGTGGTGACGGGGATTCTGTGCCCGGATCATTTTTTGTGGATATTGATGAAGACATCACCGGGCTATCGTCGGTGAACTCAATCCCGATTGTCTTTGGTGAGAACTCAGTTTACCGCCTTGATGGTACGTTTGATGACTTTGGTCGCGGCGGGATGGTCAAGCGCAAGATCTCGGATGGCATTGGCGCTATTGGCAATGCTTGTATCGTACAGACTGAGAATGGTTTGTATTTTGCCGGTAATGATGGGTTCTATTTCACCGATGGATACAAGGTGTATCCGCTGTCAAACATGGACTTTCAAGATTCATACCAAAACCTTGTCACCACTCTTTACGATAAAGAGAATATGAGTGGTGCTCACGATGTACATAAAAACCGCGTACTGTGGTTCGTTCGTGATGCAGATGCACCAGGACAAATGCCGTTTACTGATGCGCTAAATCTCGTGGTCCTTGGATACGAGATCAATAAAGTCTTTTGTATGGAAAAGGACACTCGCAAGTTCACCACTTGGAGCACCGGATACTACGGCCTTGGCCCATCCATCAGCTTCACGACAGCGGCAGGTTCCAAGGTTGTCACCCTTGGATCAACCGCTGGAATAGAGGCTGGCAGTCTTGTTTATGGCGCAAAAAACTTGTCGTGGGCAGCGCGCAACTCTTACCGTGGCCGTGTTGTCACGGTGGACTCAGCCACTCAAATCACTCTGGACTTTGTTGCGGACGGTGACTACGAGGTAATTGAAAACACGCCTGAGGGCAGATACTATAAGAACTTCTTCATCACATGCGTCGCCATTAGCGGAGATAAAAACGTTGTGTTCTTTAACCCAACTGGCACGCTACTGACTTTTGACGAAGAGGCAGTGTGTGATGTGATCGTGGAAGCTCAATCTGCTGTCAGCGCATCTGCCATCACTAGAAAACAGATTGCTATTAACCATTACTATTCGGGCATTATTTCAAGCCTTGGCACCACTTCATATCGCAAGTGGGTTCATGGGTTTGTTCTAAAGGCTCGGCCAAGGCCAAACCAGGCCAGTGTGTTTGCCGCAACTCCTTACAGTGAGAACGACGATAACAACTATCTGCAAGAAATGAAGCAGATGGTGAACTACGACATGTACCCTTGGGGTACGCCGCTTGTGAGCTACGGTGATCCAAGGCTTTGGCGCCGAAGGCAGCAGATCTTTGACATCAAGAGGCGCTGCCCTAAGGCAAGCCTCAGGTGTGAATATAAGCAGTTCCACTTCACGAACGCATCTATCATACGGTTCAACTCCGATGGTCTTGGCACTGCCACTGTAGGTGCCGTGGGCGCCGATGGTCGTCGCACTGTCACACTTGATGACGTGACCAACAGCTGGAATACCGATATTGAGAATAACTTCATCACCGTTGAGGCGGATGATTATGTGCAGCTATTCCCGATCATCTCTAGAACAAGTGATACCGAGATTGTTATCCTTGATGGCCATGGAGTGATCACCGCCGGATCTGGCATTAACTTCAGGCTTCAAGGATTCCCATATAACCAGTTCTTCTACCTTGTAGAATACGGCGTATTCTATGAAGCCATTGGCCCATCTCAAGAGCCCTATCGCGGCGATGTGGGGACATAGATGGCACAGATTAACCTAGCGCTACGGCGGCCTAATTTTGAGGGTATCGAAGACCCGATTGCCCGTGAAGCGCTGCAGTATTTATATGAAGCAAGTCTAAGCGCTCCGTTCTTAAGATCAAACTTTCAGTTCTTCACGGTGACATACGACGCGCTTGTAACTGAGCAGCGGCTGTATCATCGGATGGGTTTTGTTCCAAAGGACATCATCCAAACCTCACTCCTTGATGGAGACGGTAGTGGGCCTTATACTAGTACTTATCACTATGATCTCTTCACACCAGATTACCTGGTGATTAGCACCACCGGACCGTGCGTGATAAGATTATTTGCGGGGGCATATCAAGATGTTTAAGACCTATGGCGATGCACTAAGCTTTGTTGAAAATAAGCTTGATCTGCAAGATGAGATTTTCATTACCAGCGCTGAGCTCACTCAGTACTTCGAAGAAGCGATTAAGTATTGTGAGGCTGAGATTCATAAGCTCGATATTGAGGATATGTATTTTGAAACCGTAGCCCCTATTGCGCTTGAGGCTGGCGTTTCAACCTATGCGCTGCCTGAGAATATCTACGCTCAAAAGATCCTTCGTCTTGTTTTTAATGACAATACAAAATTCTATGACGTTCGCCGCAATACCCGCAAGAACCGCTATGCTGAGCAAAAGCTCGTGCAGCAGTATTCGACTGGCTCTTACTACTCGTATCAGCTCTTTAACAACTCGGTGCTTGTGGGCCCTACGATTGAGATCTCCCCTGCATCGCAAGACATCACTGCGGTGGTGACGGGCATTACTGCTACCACGACCCTTGGGTCTAAGACGCTTAGCGTCCTTAGCTCCACCGCTGGCCTTGCGTCTCGTTATTTTGTAACCGGAACCGGCATACCAGATGGTACGTGGATTGAGTCGGTTGATACAGTAAACAGCACGCTTCGCATGAGCCAAGCGGCTACTGCCACAGGTACTACCATTGCCATTGCGGCAACTGAGCCGCGCATGCTTTGCTACTATATTCGCCGAGCTTTTGTACCCTCGGTCTTAACTGATTACATCGACTACCCTGAGTTTTGGAACTTCATCACTCAGCATGTGATTGTAGAGTGTCTTAAGAAAGAGCTTGGTAACCCTCGTATTGCTGATGAAAAGATCAAGCTCGATGAACTACGTCAGCAGATGATTGAAACGCTCACCGACAAGGTGCCGGATCAAGAAGATGAAATTGAGAAAGACATAACCGCCTACGACGACATGGACAACTTCTACTCAGGAGCAGGAGCTTACTAAGATGCCAAAACTAGAATCAACCGATATTAACGCTTATCAGGCGCAACTTGCAGATCTTCAAAAGAAGTCTAAGGCGTTTAAACCCCAGGTGATGAGCGGGGGCGTTGGAACAATTGGGAATAGCGTTCAGCAAAATCCATACGCTGCACAAATTGCTAGCCTTAACAAAAAGATCTCAAGCGCTGCTGGGCTTAATAAAGAACGCGAGCTTATTGAGGCCACCATTGCAGAGCGCCCAGACCGCATTGACACCACGGCATCAGACGAGTTCCAAAAGATGCGTGAGATGGCATTTGGTGGTGCTGAGAATCCATACTACGCAGCTCAGCGTGCAAAAGCAGGTCTTGACCAAGGTTTTGCCATTGATGACCTTTCTGCATCAAGCCTTGGCGCTCAGCAGAACGCGTACTCTCAGCTTGCACAATCAGGCGGTTTGTCGGGTGGCGCTCGTGAGCGCATTGGCGCAGACTCAATTGCAAGTGCCATGAAGGGCAGACAAGGCCTACGCGCTCAGGGCATGAAGAACCTTGCTGATATTGGTATTGCAGAAGAGGGCACTCGTGCTACTCAGCAGACTGGCGTGACTGACGCTCTGATGAAAGAGACCGGCGCTCAGAACGCGTACAACACTGATGTTTATAATCAGAACAATCAGTTCCGTATGAGCCAGCTTAAATCCGAACAAGAGCGCGCGATTGCCGCGAAGAACGCGCCATCGTGCTTTCATCCCAACACCTTGGTCGCCATGGCTAACGGATGCTTTAAGCCCATTAAACTTATTGAAGTTGGCGATGAAACTAGCTGCGGCATTGTTTATGCCAAGACTCAGGCGCTTGCCAGCATGTCCCAGTGGATGAAGTTTAAGAATATCCTTCTCACCGCAAACCATGCAGTCCTTGAGGACGGCGTTTGGAAGCGTGCTAAGGACGCCACCGGTGCCGTGAAGGGCGACTCCGCATCGCGGTTCACCTACAGCATTGGAACCGAGAGTCACTGCATTGAGTGCGGCCTGAATAAGGTCATGGTATCTGATATGCACGAGACCAATGAGGGCGCATCGCTAAGCGATGAAGATTCACTTAAACTTAAAAACCAAGCTGAGATTCACTATGCAAGCGTATCTTGAATACCTGTCTGAAAAGAAGGGTCAAACTCTTGAGATCCTAGAGGGCGGTTTTTACGTTTGGTCACAGATCAACGACGTCTCTGTTTTTGTTCACGAAGTGTATGTTGAAAAACCACTACGTGGCAGTGGCTTCTTAAAACTGTGGACTGAGCACTTGGTGCAAAAACTCCCCACAGGAGTGGAGTGGCTTTTCTGCGAAGTTGATACCAAAGACAAAGCCCCAGAGATGAGCCTTGGCGCTCTCTTAAAGTACGGCTGCAAGATCCATGAGATCAAAGATAACCGTTATATTGTCTGTTATTATAAATTGGAGAGGAATTAAAAATGGATCCTATTACAATCGGCCTTCTATCATCTGGCGTCGGGTCACTTATCGGCGGCATGGGAGCTGCGGGCAAGGCGAAAGAAGCTGCCCGTCGTGAGCACATCAACGCACTCCTTGGTGCAGGTGACACGCGGTTCTCTCCATTTGTTCAAGGACAATCTAAAAAGCTTGCAGAGACCGATGCTGGCCCAGGGCTTCTTGGCGGCGCACTATCTGGCGCAGTAGCTGGTTTTCAACAAGGCCAAAAACTTAAAGGTGCAGATCTTTTCGGAAGTGCCAACCAAGACGTAACCGATGCCCTCAACATCAAGACCGACATTGGCGGCATCAACACTGGCAAAAAACCTACACTGTTTGATGCTAATAAGTACGCTGTGAATCCAATGCAGCCACTTAATCAAAACCCATACGCATCGCAGTCTTTGTACGCATCTAACTACTAAGGGGCATTCATCATGGCAGGATTTTTAGAAAAGAAGTTAACTCAAATAACTGGTGCTCCAGCTGGAATGCGCCAGCCTGCCGGTTTTGATCAATCTATTCCCATGCAAAAAGACTACGGCGCTATGCTTACGCAAAGCCCTGATGCATTATTTGCACAGCTCTTGCAACAACAGGATGAAGAGGCTGCTGCTCAACAGGCGGCTCTTGAAGAACAACTTATAAAGCGTCAGGGTGAAGCAAAAGGCAACATAGACCTGGCCCCCGCAGCTCAACTTATTGACAGCTCTTTTGGTACCAATATTTCACCTGCTTTTGCAGCAGAGCAGAAAGCTCAAATGGCTCGTGAAGCCGACCTTGCCGACCTTGAGTTAAAACTTGCTGCCTCAGGCTCCACTAAGGGAAGCGCTGAAGAAAAACTCATCAACTACATGCAGAACAAAAATAAGCAAGGCGGCATCGATGATAGGTACGTGCTGAATAAAGGCCTTGGTGTTGCAGACAGCCTACAAACTGATATTGAAAAAAACATCACGAATCCACTCAACGAAGACTTTGAGGGCATGCAAGGGGTTGAGTCTGGATTTGCTCGTGGAGACTACCAAACAGTGATGAGCAACTTGTCGAACTTCTCTCGCGCAGTTGCTGGCCAAAAAGGCGTACTAACCGATAAAGACATCCAACTTGTATTTCCAGAATCAGTGCAAACTGGTGTTGCCAAGTTCTTCACCAAGTTCGGCAATGGCGAGATCAAGGTAGATGCGACAGTACAGCGTAAACTCCTTGAGCTTATTGATGTTGCCAAAAAGAAACTACATGACAAAGCATTAAAGCAAATCGCAACTAAACGTGGTTTGTATGCAGCACGGCCTGAGTTACGCCAACTTGGAGTGGATACCACCGTCAATGCGCTACTTGATGCCACAGCCAATAGCCCTGCACTGAGTTACTTTGGTGGTTACAACAAAGACGTGATCAAAAACATCGAAGAAGAAGGCCAACTCACAAAAGACCGCATACAGGGTGAGGCTAAGTCCGAGATTGCAAAACGAGCTGGTAGTAAAAAGCCAGCGCTAAGTGCATCTGAAGCTGAAGAGTTAAAAGCATTTGAAGCAAAATATGGAGCCAAGTGATGACTGAACAAGAAGAGCGTGAGCGGTATCGTTATCTTCAGTTAAAGGCTAAGGCCGCTGCAGCGGCTGTTGATGATGAACCTGAGATGGACTTTGCGCCAAAGCCTCAGTACTCCCCAGAAGAAGAAGCTATGATCTACGCTGGTAACAAAGGGCGCGGTATGGGAGAGCTTGCGCTTGAGGGAACTGGCAAGGCACTTGACTATGCTGGCGGCCTTGTTCGCACTGGCCTTGCTGGCACATCTAACCTTCTTGGCCCTGATGCATCCATCGTATCAATCGAGGATCTTGAGTCCGCACTTCAAGGTAACGCGCCATCTACAAGTGAATATCTAGGACGCGCTGGGTTTGAAGCTGGCCCACTTAGATCTGCCGCTGGGTTTCTAGGCGATATCGCTACAGACCCATTCGGCGGAGCGCAACTTGTTAAAGGTGCTTTTAAAGGCGGCACCAAGCTTGCCACTCGTGGTGGTGAAGCGCTTTACCGCAAAGGCTTTAAGGCACTCGACCGTGCGGCTGAACTTGCCGGGAAGGGTAAGCAGACTGTGAGCGATGTTGCTAGAAACATCGGCTTTAAAGGTGGTGCTGAAGCGTGGGATGAAACTGCGACTCAGCTCATTAACGATCTTGGAACAAGGTACAACAAAATCCTTAAACAAGCTGATGCCATGGGCGCTACTGCCGATACTGCAAAAGCGTTTGACCCCATCATCAGAGATGCTTACAAAATCATCAACGCACCAAACCTGCCGCCTGCTGCAAAACAACAAGCGCAGAATCTAATCAATCAAATCTCGCCAATTATTGAGAATACTAAGCCAATTGCTGAGCGGGTTATAAGACAGGCTCCAGTTCAAGGTAGTCTTCTATCTGCGGTTGATACGCCTATTCTTCAGTCAAAAACAATCGCGGCTGCTGACGACTTAATCCCAACACAAATCATTGGTGATCAACCGGGTCTTCTTGTTGAGGGCGCTGGGCAATACAAAACTCCAAAGCAGCAAATCAATCTATTTGAAAACACCACCAAGACCGCAGGTATCCCGCAGCCAAACGTCTATGAAGAGATCGTACAAACTGGCGTGCTACCGAAAGATCAGCTCGATATTTTCCTTCCAGGTGAACTCACGCCGCAACTAACAGAAACCATCATCCCAGGCCGTGCCGCAATGCCAGTATCGAAGATGACTGAGACAAAACGTGCCATCAATAATTTACGTGGTAAAGAAGGCTATGAGGATCTACCAGAACTATTTAAAGCCGTGGGCAGTCGCGCAAGACTATCAGAACAAGCTGGTATCAGAGCCGTTGAGCCAAAACTAGCGCGTGAAGCACGCGACATTAACAAGCAATGGGAAGCACTACTCTCAAGCCGTAAGAAAGCTGTTGGAGAAGCCACTAAGGAAATCAATAAAAACGCAGTAACTGAAGTTGATGCAATGGCAGGTCTTCTCTCACCATTTGCCTACCTTGGTAAACAAGGCGCTAAGTATCTAAACCTTATGGGCGGGGCTACCTACGGCGGTAGAGCCCTAGAATCCGCTGCCCCCTTACTGGGCGGCGTACCTGCAGCAGCAACTACCGCAGGCCTGTTACAATATTTAAAATCACAAGGAGCACACAATGATTAAAGACGAAGTTAAAGAAGAATCAGAAGCAGAAGACGACAAGTTCGAGATCGAATGCCTTGCACGCAAGATCGAAGAAGTCGAATACGCAAAGATCAAAAAACCTGAGATGTATTCAAAGGCAGTAGCTGAACTCAAAGGCAAAGCCAAAGTCATCAGCTCAATTGCCGACATCAAGAAAAAGAGACAAGACCTTGACGACAAGGACGCATAGCCAAATGCTCAACGTGTACACGGCCATCAAAAAGCCGCGCGTCACTTCGAGCCCAAAGCCGACAAGTGCTCCAAAAAAGAAGCCATAGATCTGCCCCATAGCTCTACGATCTGCTCCTCTAGTTCAAGGCACCAGCTAGGGCGAGCAGTGAGCGCCGACTCACATAGCTCCGCATGTGCGATCTCATGAAGAAATGTAATCAGCTCATCTCCATGACCCACCAGTAAATAGATCTTCTTCTCACGCATGTCCGCAAGGCCGCTGCAATGTTCACCCCCTTCAACCAAGCGCTTGCAATAGATAATCTTATAGTCGTACCTAGAGATCCTGATCTTTAATCCAAATGCTTTTTGAAAAGACGAACGAGTTTTCTTGTCTGCGAGCTCATAAATAACTCGCTCATTGTTATCACCATCTTCAGTAAATGCAGCCATAACACCTCAATCCCCATATCGCCTTTGACCATGTTGCAAACTTTGCAGCACGGCACAGTGTTTTCAAACGTATAACCTTCACCGCTATCCACCCGGTCTATGCCAGAGTAAAACAGCACGTAGCTATCCTCATATGTGTATTTATTAGAGGGGGGTTTGCTGCAGAACATGCAGTCCATTTTCATCAGGTCAATGACATCCTCATTCGTAAGGTGCCACTCTTTACCGCGCCTACAAGCACAGTGCTTCATCTTTGATATCAGAGAATTATAAACAGCCCTCGGCACTCCCAAGCCAAATAACCCCCTCACGCCCCATATATAAATATATCAGTTAGAGGGGGCCACGTATTGACACTACTCGGCAAGAGTTGGCATCTGAGCCTCAAGCCACTTGATGAGCGCCGCGATCTCCGCGCGCTTCGTGTAGCTGTGGTCACTGCATTTTATATAATCAAGTCTGCGGTGAGCCGTCACATGGCTACTGTAACCAGGCGGGATGAAGTAGTCACTCACAGGCTCTACGTCTTTTGGTGCTTCAATGGTGGTCTTCTTTACAATCTTAGGTTTCATAGTTTATAATCTCCTTATGTCTAACGGTTGGGGTAAGGGAACTGGTGTCGATCAAAAGAACGCTGAAGCTGCGGCCAAAGGCGCAACTAAAGCCCCAGAGTACGCCACTAAAATCTGGCAAGCAATGAAGGGCGCTCTTGGATCTAAGGCCACTGCCGAAGAGAAGAAAGCTAACGACATGAAAAAGCCCGAAGAAGAGCGCGAATCCACGTTCTAATCCTTTATAGTAATCCGGTAATGTCCATCAAAACTCATCGTAATCGTCACGCCATCACAGACCACGCTTGGCCTTGCAACTGAGGTTAACTCGTGTAGGCGCAAGCGAAGGCTTTCGTCTACGTCATCTAACGCCTTTACTCTTTTGTACTCACGGCACAGAGCCATCGCATACTCATCTGTCAGATCGATTCGGTCCTTGGGTGTTAATGCGGGCGGGATATCTTTGACGACATGTTCATTCCACCAATCTAAAACGATGGCTAATAATTTTTCTCTGCGTTCAAGATCTACTCTAATCTCAACGACGGCCAACTCTTCTGTCTCTGGCCAAAAGCTTGCAAAATAACAAAGCTTCGCTTTAGAAACCGCAAGGTTGTACTCGCATTGAAGGCGGTAGTGATCAGGGACTTCACCGCGTTGTGTTGCCTCATGTTTTGCTCTACTTTGAACTTTACATTCAAAAATGGCCTCAAAGTCGTGGTTGTACCCGTCATCATTGCAACGCCAAGGGGAATTAGGCACGACCCAACTTTTAGGTTTGAAATTTTTCCCGGTCTGCTGTTCAAACAATGCTCTTGCGATGGGCTCATTTGTGATACCTCTTTGTACGTGGGGCAAGCCAGATATATCTGGTGGTGTGACTCTACCAGTTTTCTCAAGCCATAGGCTATACGCTGTGCGGTATGGGGAGATGCCCATAAGGGGGGCCAAGTCTGAGCCACCTATTCCTTTGCGGCGCTCGGCGGTCCATGTTTCGTTGGCAGCTTTTTTTTCTTTTATTTTAAACATCAGTCAGTCCCAGCGCCTGCTCCAGCGACATCTTTTTGGTGTAAAGCCTAGAGCAAAGGTTGCTATAAGTTATGCCAAAGTGTTTGCATAATTCTTTTTTGTTTTTGAATAGAATGCCATTAACAAAAACTTGAGATGGCCTTGGGCTACCATAGGCAGCTATTTGTTCAACGGTAAAGCCTTGCCCAAGTCTGCCGCGCACTGTTGTAAAAGGGATGTTGAGCTTTTGCGCCAAAAGCCTCACTGTTGATATTTTTTCACCCTTGTATACAAATACCCTATTGTCGCTTCTGTTGGCGCCTTGCTCAGAAGCTGGTATCCACTTACAGTTTGTTGGCTCGTAATCGCCATTGAAATCTATTCTTTCAATAGTGAATCCTTCGGGTCGAGGACCCATGTCAGCGTAGAAGTTTTCAAAAACAAGCCAGCGCTCACACAGCTTTATTCCACGTCCGCCATATCTTTCAAAGCATCTAACATTAGGATCTCTGCACCTCTGCTTGATTGCAGCCCATGTTTTATATTCAGGCATTTTGTATTTTTGAGTTCTACTCATACTCCAAACACCTTCTCAATAAGCTCCTCAGCATCATCAACCGACGTAAGCACTTCATAGATGCCGCCTTTGGAGCGAATGGCTTTCATGAATTTGATTTGATCCCCTGACTGTTTGCCGCCCGGACGCTTGATCTCCAAGAACAGCACAAGCGTTTCACGTATTGCCATCACATCGGAAATCCCATTAACAGCAAATGGACTGCTCTTACGAAAATTACCACTAGTGCTATCAAACATCCCAACGCTATGTACCTTCCAAGCATAACAACGACCCCCATCGTTTAAATACCTTAGTATGTCCCTTTCGATGGCTGATTCCTTGCGGTGATCAGTCTTGATCTCCTTGTATTCCACGAGTGGAACCACCCCATCACGTCTAAGCCTTCTTTTCATCGAGTCCAAACAATACCCCCTGCTCTGCGTGTACCGCAATATCCTCTATCTCGGTCTTATCCTCAGGCTTATCAAACGAGAATGACCGGATGATAAACCTCTTCTCTTGATTCTTATAAACGTAAGCCCAGCTTGGCGCCTTGATGATTGATATCCCCTTGCCAGCAGCATCAAGCACATCGCGCACCATTTGAAACGTACAGTGATGGCTACCGAACATCAGCGGCGCAAAGAGCCTTCGAATACGTGCCTGCATCGCGTTTCGCATCGCCCACTTAGCCTTAGTACTTGGCAGCCATATGCTACTGGCAACTGTCACCACTGTTCCAAGTAGTGGATCATGTGTATCAAAGACGACCTTGATATGCGGAAGGCGCACCTCGACTCTAAAGTTCTCCACAGGCACCCAATGACTATCTATCCAGTGGCTGTCGATGGCGCACTCTTCAGATGAGTATAGTGACTCACCAGTAAACGAGGTGGTGGAAAGGCTAAGTACACTGCTAAATCCAAGCTCGATCACAGCGCCGCAGTTCTTACATAGCAGCTTGTCACCTTCATACAGAAAGTTAAACAGACCGCAAGCATCGCATGTCACCACGCGGTAGTTCACCGCATCTTCAACATCCTGGCGCTTCAGTTTGCCATCAACCATCTGTAGCAGGTCTTCTTGCACTACTGGGCGGTCAAGTGAGCCGCAATGGCGAATCGTTTGGCCGTAATCTAAAACGGTTGCCGATAATTTCCCTGGATGCGTTCTTAGCGCACGGCCAATAGTTTGAATCATCAGTGTGGGTGATCGCATCGGACGCATTAGCACAACAGCATCAGTGGGTGGATAATCAAACCCCTCCGACAACTTAGTAACAAACACCATATGACGTGCGTCACGCTTTGTGAACATCTCAAGCGCTGCCACCTCATCACGGCGCACCATCTTGGAATGCACGCACGTTGCGATCTCTTTCATTCCAAGTAGCACATCACGCACACGCTCAGCATGTGTGATGTTGATACAGGCCCATGCCACTTTCTTTCGGCCATCAAGTCTAAGCAGCGCATCCTTAACCTGGCTCATGATCTTATCCCAGTATACTGAGACCATGGCGTTAAGCGTGCCTTCACTATAGTCACCTTTACCTGGCTCATAGCGGAGCTTTTCGATGCTAAACACCTCAGACTTTGCCCCACTTGCAAGATGCGCTGGCACTAGATATCCATCCCTCGTAAGCTCCTTGATACCAATCGAGAACGTCACATCTGGAAAGAACCTGCCCGTATCACCGCGCCGATTGTAGATATACCTTCCGCCAGTGAATGGCGTTGCCGTAGCGCCAATGATCCTACACGTAGGGGACGCCTCTTTAATCTTGTTCCACATGGGCATGAACTGCCCATCTTCTTTGTCATTAAGGCGATGCGCTTCATCAAAGATCACTAGATCAAACTTGCCAACCGCTGTGCGTGCAAGACTTTGCAAAGTGCCAACGACAATCTGGCGATCAATCTCGTAGCGCTTATGTGTTGCACAATATACGCCAACATCAACAACACCTCTTGCCTTAAGCTCCGCTTCAATCTGTGGCACCAAAGCTTCTTTAGTCACCACGAGTAGCACCCGCATGTGTGGACTAGTTGATCCAAGGATCTCGGCTATGAGGGTGGTGAAGATACGGGTCTTGCCGCTCCCCGTAGATGCCACAAGGAGGAGCCGCTCATGGCCTGTGCGCAGGCGTTCGCGCAGCACATCCACTGCACGCCTTTGATAATCTCGAAGCTGTTTACTCATGATGAAAATCTCTTAAGGATGGACTCTATTACCTAGAGCGCTGATGATTTGTAACAATGCATCTTAGACAAAATCCAAAGGGGGAGACCTTTTTTAATTATTGTAAATAGCACCATCTAATAGAGCCCATTCCTAAAAGAGCATCACCCACCAGATAGAAACCAAACCTATCCAGCAGGTGATACAAACTAGTTAATAAACAACCGATTGCTGTACGGCTTTTGCCACTTCAACCTTGTTCTTAGACTCATTAAAGAACACGTTGTACTGCATGTAGCCAGCATCGTTAAGACCGCGCTGTTTCACACTCACAGATACTGGCAGACCTTTGAGGTATGCCGCAAGTTTTTCTGCAGTCTCAATTTCATCCGGCGGATTCTTCACAGCCCCAAGCACGATAGAGGATACAGCATCCGATGCGGATTCGGCAGTCTTCGGGTGGTCGAGGAGGATCGAGTGACGAAGCTTCTTCACCTCACCGCCACTATCCACAGTGAGCCTTGCTT